GCAGACAAAGACGATTCCGGTTTATGCCCGATGTCGATAACTTTCGAGATCTCCGGGGGCGCATTCGTTAAAGATAGTTAAACCGACTACAGTCAAAAATGACTGTTATACTACAGCCTGCAATGTAGGCTTATAAAAAATACTCAAAATGGGAGAGCAAAACGATGACGATTAAAATAAACACCAAAGACATGAACCCCGGGATCTTCTTTTCATGGCCCGGCGACGGGCCTGCGGATGAGGGGATCACGATCCGCAGCATTACAAACGACAAAATGGATGAATTCACGAAAACGACCACAACCGAGCGAACCGAACTTATCGACAATAAGGCCGTAAAAATTAAGGATTTCGATGAGGACGCTTTCAACGATCTCATGTATGGATATTGTATCGTAACATGGACCGGGATCGAGGACACCGCGGGCAAGCCGATTAAATGCACCGACGCAATGAAAATGAAAATAATGCGGGAGCACCCGACACTCCCCGGTTTAATTAACACCGCAATCGCGCTCGCAAAAAGCGAGAAAGCGCTGACCGCGGAGAATGAATTAAAAAACTCTTTCAGGTCGTAGGGAGAATTTTCGCGAGCTCTCGGCCAAATTGTGACGAATGCCGGCTCGTACAAAAGCGGCCACCCTGCGCAACCTGTATACCAGCGGCCTTACCAGAGAACCAAGAAGCGATCACAGTATATTTATTTTGTTTCCGGCAGCTGATATTTGCCGGAATGGGAACACCGGTCGACATAAACTTTGAGGCCGTGCAGCACACTATGAAGTATCTCGGCGTCGTCCCAGAGAACCGGGCGGCCTGTTTTAAAAAAGTGATTGCAGCCGCGAGGCACGTAATCCAAATGAAAGCAGACGAAAAATGAATTTGGCCGAATTAAATGTAAGCATCGAGCTGAGCCGCAAAAAGATGAAAAACGATCTGAAGCTCGCAACGAACGAACTGCGGGCCTCGCAGAAAAAAATGCAGGGCAGCATCGACAAATTACACACGAAAAAGCTAAAAAAAGAGCTAAATCAGACGCAGGGGATCATGAATAAATTTAATCTAAAAAATTTCATGATCGGCACGTTTGGGATTACGGCATCCATCGCCTTGGTAAAAAAAATGGGCGGAGCCTTTATCGGCGCCTCGAGCATCACCGAACAGTATAAAGTACGCCTTGACGCCCTGCTCGGGAGCCAAAGAGAGGGCGCCCGCTTATTTAAAAACATGGCAGACCTCGCAGGACAGGTCCCGCAGACATATGAGGAAATTATGGGTGGGGCAACCCAGCTCGCGGGAATTATGCGCGGCGGCGTAGACGAAATTACGACATGGATGCCAATGATCGCTGATCTTGCCGCGGTAACGGGAGTCGGAGTACAAGAAACCGTCGGCCAAGTAATTCGTATGTATTCTGCTGGCGCGCAATCTGCAGATATGTTCAGAGAGCGCGGAATTCTCGCCATGATGGGATTCAGGGCGGGCGTACATTATACCGTCGAGGATACCCGGCGAATGATGTTCGAGAGTTGGAATAAAGCCGATTCTCAATTTAAAGGCGCCACAGACGACCTCGCGCTCACATGGGATGGCACAATGGGCATGATGAACGATAAGTGGTTTCAATTCAGAAACCTTATTATGGATACCGGCCCGTTCGAGGCATTAAAAGGCATGATGCACGAAGTTGATACAACTTTCGGCAAAGTTATTGATTCGATGGAGGCGAAAGTAGAGAAATTAAAAAATATAGAATTTTTGAAAAAGCAGGATATACTCCCGATGCTTCCAAGAATGATACCCGGAACGATGGGAATTGGCGCGGAAATTATGCCAGATTATTCAGCAAGGCAGCTTGCCGGCGCCGCACATGAAAGGGTGTTAATCGAAACGAGAAAAGATGCCGCCGCCACAAGGAAGAAGATTGACGACGCGCTTTTTTGGGGGCCAGAAGAAGACCCTGAAAAAAAGAGAATGCGAATAAACAGAGAGAACGCAGAAAGACACCAGCAGCAAATACTCGCTCAGGGAGCACGGATTCAAACAATGTCACCATACTATCATAATTTCGCTCAGGCCCCAACGCCAGATTTCTCATTAGTAAATAAAAGTCACGTATCAGGACTCGGGAGAACATGGGGAAAATCAACATACAGCCTCGGATTTCAAACCGGAACCCCGTCGCTTACCCGCCCGGAATCGCAGGAAAGCAAAGATTTTCTCATGGGCGCACCGAATGACGTCCCGCAAGTGCAGAGAATGCCAACATTTAAAGATGAATTTGGTCAAGAGTTAGGATACCAATACGCGAACACGCTGACTCGCATGGTATCATTGACACAGGAGTCCGCTGTGACGATAGAAAATGTATTCCAAAACATGGGAATTAATATCATTAATTCGTTCACAAGTACCGTAGTTAATCGCATGACCGAAAACCTTGTAGAGAGCACAATCGACGCAATCTCCGAATATATACCACGGGGCGGCGAACTATTGGGGGTAAAATAATGGCAAACTGGAATATAGATTGGAAACCGAAGAAAGTCCTCACCTACGGGCCGAGCTTTGACACACAGATATCGCAATTCAGGAGCGGCAAGCGGCAATACCGAAGCCTACAGGACGCCCGGCGCAAATTTCAAGTAGTTTTTGACGGTCCGAGCTCCGCATTGATAACCGACGCAATCATGGCGTTTTTCGAGGCCCGGTCCGGGAAATATGAATCTTTTACTTTCCCGAATTTCGCGCAGAAAATAGAGGGTACCCGGCTCGCCTGCGTAGACAGCAACTCGGACACGATCACCGACTCGAGCAATGGCCTCATCCTTAAAGGATTTGAGACAGGCGGCCTCGTAACGATCGAGGGTAGCGGCGAAAGCAACGACGGCGTATATGATATGCACGCATCGACCGCAATCAACGCCGGATATATAACCCTCGCCGCAGCGGAAACGCTCGCCGCAGAGTCAGCAAACGCAGCCCTAACGATTTACAAGACATACAACGTCCGTTTTGTTTCCGACGATTGGGCGGCGACGTTTCTCGAGGATGACCTCGCAAAAATACGAACTATTGACCTCATAGAGGATCTATAAATGCCGAAATCCATACCAAGCGACGTCAAAACCGTCATGCAGGCGGCAGCAAATAAACCGGTCCACCTCCTGAAAATAGAGCTCGACGACACGACGCTCTATTTTGCGAGAAGCATGACAGCTGTCACATTCCCGACCTCGGGCGGGCAAACATACGCGGCATGGGCGTTTTTGTTCAGCCCGATTATTGCCACGCTGACGCTCGAAACCGATCGCTGCAAAATCGAGATCGACAATACGGATCTCACTTTTTCGACCTCGTATCTCGCAGATAACGAATTTCAGGGCCGGCGGATAACGCTCTCAAAAGTTTTTCAGGATAAACTCGCCAGCGCAGACAACGAAATTATTCTTTTCACCGGGGAAATGGGCGCACCAAAAATCATCGACAAAGGCAAAAAAGGCGTCGTGCAGATTATGGCGCTTTCAGATTTCAACACGCTCGGCGCGACATTCCCGGCCCGGGCTTATGCAAAGCCGTGCACATGGGTATTTGACGGAACGGAATGCCTCGGCGGCGGAGCAACCCTCGCGGACCCGAAAACAGATGGCGCCGCGGAGTCAGGATCCTCGACAACGCAGATCATCGACACAATGCACCGGGGAGAGGCCGACGATTACTGGATAACCGGAAAGCTAACAATGACAAGCGGAAATAATGACGGCGAGCGCCGCATGATAAAAGGCAGCACCAACAGCACCGGCGCCATTGATATTATCGTACCGCTCCCGAACGCGCTCGGCGTCGGCGACACATACAACATCGAGCGCGGCTGCGACAAGACAGGCCGGACTTGTAAAAACACCTTTGATAATTGGATAAATTACGGCGGATTTATCGCGCTACCGAAAGGAGTGAAATAATGGCCCTCGGTACATTTTTAACAATTATGAGCATAACGCGATCAGTTATTTCAGCGATGCAGCCCAAAAAGAAACTGCGATCTCCTATTTATAGCGACAAGGAAAAAGAAGACAATATTGCCGCAGACAAAGCACTCCCAATTGTTTTGGGACGGGCCGAAGTAGTCGGGCACACCTTTTATCGTGAGGAAACTAACGATAAAGAATACGATTGTGCCGTAGGACTTTGCGAGGGGCCGATAGACGCGATAGAGAGCGTAACTATTGACAGCGTAAATACCGAGGACTTAGATAGTGCAGACATAACTGTAAATAAATTCACGGGGACATCAGACCAAGCTGCTGATCCCATATTTGAAAAAGGTACTCTTGTAATTAAGGCCTGCGATGACGCATATATTAATGATGGATCGCCTGATACAAATTATGGCGGAGAAGATGAATTATATTTGAGCGACAATTTCTCTGAGGGAGTGGGTCGTAATGATCGCAGAATATATCTAAAATTTGATCTTTCAGACCTTCCGCCGGGGCTAACTATTGCAGGCGTAGATTTAGAAATGTACGGGATTGAAAGAACGTATAAAGCCGCTGTAGGTGCTCGACCCATAGCATTTGCTGATGAGGGCTGGAGTGAGGATACGCTCACATGGAATAATGCGAAAACCTTAGAGGATGAATGTTCAACAGACCCGAATGCAACGGGGCAAGGGAGTACACAACGCCTAACGATGAATTCGGATGGAATAGATAAGGTTATATATTCTTATGGAGAAGGATCCACCGTAACCTTTGGCGTAGTTAGTTCAAGTTCGAGCCTCATAGACGTAAAATATGGATCGAAAGAATCGGTTTACGCGACACCGACTCTGCGGATCCATTTCTCAGGCGGAGAGTCGTGCGCTTTTCGGAATACCGCATACCTCGCAATGACCATAAAGACGGAAACCGAGAAAATAAACACAACAAACCCCTCCGTAAAATCAGTTATACGCGGAAGCCTTATGAAGGTATGGGACACCGTCGCCGGCGATTGGGCGCTCGAACAATGGAGCCAAAACCCCGCATGGCAATTATGGTATATCTTAACAAATTTTGAGAAACCAATAGCCGAGGCCCGGATGAGCGAGGCAACATTCCGAGCCGTCGCCGTACTTTGCGATGAACTTATAACAACCGCAGACGGCGAAAGCGAAGCACGATACCGCTGCGATCTCGTCATAGATCAAAAGGGCACGAAGCGCGATACTATAAAAGATATTCTCGCCACATTCGGCGGATATTTATATTTGAACGACGGCCTAGTTTGCCTCGGCGTACAGACTCAGCAGACCACGCCGCATGACCACGATTTCGATCATGACAGCATAATCGCCGGAACTTTCGTGCACAGCGAGATCGACAAAGAAGAAACCCCAAACCAAATAATGCTTCTTTATATTGACAAGGATAACGAATTTAAAAAAGATTACGTACTTGTTGACAACGTAATCGATCAAGACGACCGCGGAGTAATCCGTAAAGAGTATAAAATATATGGGATCAACCGGCGCAGCCAAGCAACGCGCCGGGCAAACAAATTCTTATGGCAGGCGGAACTCGAGAATGAAACGGCCTCGTTTAAACTTTCGATAAACAACGGCGATGTCACCCCCGGAGATTTGGCGGAAACGACATATGACATCGTGCCATGGACCGGCAGCGAGGCCCAAATTGTACGAACAGAGGAAAACGCAAACAATGAAATCGAGATCACGCTCGAAAAATACGTCGCCTCGATACATAACGACGAGGGGATCCCTGACGATTATAACGAGCGGCCGCAGATCCCGGAGCCTGCGCTGCCCCCGAACGTCGCTACAATCACGCTGACGGAAACGCATCGCATCACCGAGACAGGGAACTACCAGCCGCAAATAAACGTTGCTTTCACGGCCTCGACGGATATCTACCCGGGCGGCGTAAATTTTGAGGTTTGGATAAAACCAGACGGCGGCACCTATGACGAAGCGCACAAAGTAGCCGGCGGCGCAACCGAATACACGCTCGACGTCCCGGCCCCCGGTACTTATTATTGCACGATTTACGTCCGCGGCGCCACCGACAACAAACTTTGCGACACCTCAGAAGCACCCGAGGACAGCATCGCCGTCGCAGGAAGCGGCCCCTCACCGGTCCCGGTATACATGGGATTCACGCTGACGACAGACAGTAAGATCGAATGGACCAGCGGGCAAATAATCTTAGGCAGCACGCTCTACAGCATAAACAGCGGCAACTCGACGGACCAGTACGTATATTTCGACCCTGATGTAAGCATAACCGTCTTGCAGACCACAAACACCGAGCCAACCCTCGGCGCCAACGGTTTTTTCTTTGCGTTTTATGACAGCGGAACCGACACCGCCGAAATGGCCCAGACTTATAAATTACTCAACGTCCGATGCTTGAAAGCCGGAAGCATAAGCACAAGCAAACTAAGTTTTACTCCAACGGACGGCTCAAACGTGATCGCTACGATAAACGCCAGCTCAGAGGGCATTAATATTGACGCCGACAATATTAACATAAGCGGTACGACGGCTTTCACCTCGGGATACGACCCGACAGACTCTATCGGAACGCACACCGCCCAAAAGACAGACGCGACTCACCAGCGAATCGTCGTCGACGGCGGCACGGGCACAATAAAATTTTATGACGACACAAACACCCTCGTTATGACGATAGACGATGATATTACAGGCAGCACGCCCGGAATTCATTTTCCCACAGGCGGATATATAAAGTTTGGTGATAGTGCCAGCGACGTATGGACAGGAATCAACGCCGGAGCCATGACGCTGCATACAGACAGTGGGCCCTCATTTTTATGGGCTTTACACGAATCAACGACCATTTCTCTCGCCTACTCACAACTCAGATACACATACGATAACGGAAAAGAGGGGATGGTAATCGGCATTGAAGAAAGCGGCGTCGGAAACAAATTCACTCTTGACTCTGAGGGGAATATAGAGACAATCGGAAATTTTAGCACGACCGGGAATATGGCATGTGACGACATCGACCTCGATGGGTCGATAACAATGGACGCCTTCGAAACCGTGGACGGATACGACGTTTCAGCGATGGGAAGTAAGCTCACAGGAATCGCCTCGGGAGCAACCGTAGGGGCGACGTGGAGTTCGAACATCACAAATCAGCCTGCATCATTTACCCCGTCGGCTCACGCTATGAGTGTCCATAACGGAGGGAGTAACGGCGACTACGTAATTCATAGTGCAGGTGGTTGGGCAACACAGAACTTTGCGTCCGCCGTGAACGCTCTTATAGCTGCATGGATAGTAGCAAATGGCGGAACAGACACCAATTTCGTAACCGGTAATGGCGAGATGGCAACCGTAACGGACGGACTCATAAAATCATATACGTAATAATTAATAATTTAATCCCCGGGAGGGAAAAATGGATAATGAAAAAAGAAGCATCGAACTCGAAATTTTACAGAGACGCCTCGCCGAAATAAAGGGCAGCATAATGCAAACCGAGGCCGTATTGTATAACGCTACGACTGAGCGATCTTATTTGCAGAACCACAAAAAAGCTATTGAGGACAGCATAACAGAGATCGGCACGGCGCTCACAAACGAAATAAAAGCTGAGAAGCCCGAAAGAGAGTAAAGCATGACAGTCCAGTCCGAACTTCTGAAAGAATTAATGCAACTTACGGGAAACAGCACCCTCGGGCCTCTTTTCGCGCTGACC